CACCCCGACCTGGGAGCTGTTCGTCAACCTGAAGGCCTACGCCAAGAACCGCTACATCCGTGGCGTGAACGCGGCCGGCGGCGAGGAAACCTACCACGCCTTCCTCACCCCGAACGCGATGGCCAAGCTGAAGCTGGACCCGACGTACCTGCAGAACCTGCGGCACTCGACCCAAGCCGACAAGAACGACGCGCTGTTCACCGGCGCGACGGTCAAGATCGACGGCATCTACCTGCACGAGTTCCGCCATGTGCCGAACACGGTGGGCGCGGCCTCGGGCTCGAAGTACGGCGCGGGCGGCACGGTCGAAGGCTCCCAGATCATCTTCTGCGGCGCGCAAGCCCTCGGCATGGCCGACATCGGCAACGCCGAATGGAACGAGAAGGGCTTCGACTACGACAACCAGCAGGGCATCTCCATCGGAAAGATCCTGGGCTTCCTGAAGCCCAAGTTCGGTTCGATCTACGAGGCCGGCGCGGTCGAGGACTTCGGCGTCATCAACACCTACGTCGCCCAGTAATGGGCCAGGGCGCGGCGATGCCGCGCCCTGCTCGCGCGTGAACCACCCTGAAAGGAGCCAGTCATGGCAACCCTGAAGAAGAACCGCTCGGCCCAGTACCCGCTGGTGCAGGAGTTCAACTGGACCGTCAACGACGCCATGCTCAACACGGCTGGCGCGCTGACGAACCTGAAGGCCGCCGGCTCGGCGACCTTCGAGCCGATCGGCCTGCCGCCCGGCGCCGTCGTGATCGGTGGCGAACTGGTCGTGAACACGGTGTCGAACGACACCGGCGCCGCGACCGTCGCCGTCGGCGACTCGGCCAGCGGCACCCGCTACCTGGCCGCCACGTCGGTCAAGGCGTTGGGCCGTACCGCCCTCGTACCGACGGGCTACAACGGCCTGGGCGAGGACCTGCGCCTCACGATCGCCAACGCCAACGGCGACGCCACCACCGGCTCGTACACGGTCCGCCTGATGTACGTGATCGCCGGCCGCAGCAACGAAGTGCAGACCAACTGATCGGCCTGCTCGCCCACCGCGGGGCCTCGTGAGAGGCCCCGCTCTCCAAGGAGCCAAAGATGAAATACACCCTGAACCGGGACTACACCCTCGCGTCCGTCAACGGCCACACGATCGAGTTCAAGAAGGGCGTGGCCACGCACGTCCCGCCGCGCGTGAAGGCCGAGGCCATCGCCATCGGCGCGCTGCCGGCCGAAGAGGAAGACGAGCCCGAAGTGAAGAAGGTCGAGATCCCCGAGGGCGAAGACCGCGTGCTGCTGATCCGCACCGCCATGGAAGACATGGCCGCCGCGAACGTGCGCGAGGAGTTCACCGCCGCCGGCACGCCGCACAACAAGGTGCTCAGCGAGCGCGTGGGCTTCACGGTCTCCGCGCAAGAGCGCGACAAGCTCTGGGCCGAGCTCAAGGCGGGCAAGTAAGGAATCGCCGTGCTGCCGTCTGAGCTGCTGGAGGTTTTCCGCGCCGAGATGAACGACCTCGAAGAGCCCCACTTGTGGAGCGACGACGAGTTCTATCGGCACGCCGACGACGCCCAGAAGATGTTCTGTCGGAAGACCGACGGTATCGCGGATGACTTCACGCCAGCGGTCGTCGAGCTGGCCATCGTGCCGGACGATGAGCGTGTGGCGCTGCACCCGAGCGTCAAGCAGATCCGCTCTGCACTGCGGGTCGACACCGGCCGCGCGATCGACATCGTCAGCCCCGAAGAGATGCCGAAGCGCGGCTGGTACTTCGACGGCCGCCCCGGCACGCTCCGCGCGCTGATCACCGGCGGCTCGGTCAACTTCGCCAGGCTGTACCCGAAGGCCGCCGAAACCACCACGGTGCGGCTCAACGTGTTCCGCCTGCCCATCACCACCGTCTCGGACGACGACGAGCCGTTCGAGATCGGCGAAGAGCACCACCGCCACCTGCTGCTGTGGATCAAGCACCTGGCTTACAGCAAGCAGGACGCCGAGGCCTTCGACAAGACCAAGGCCACTGCCTTCAAGACCGACTTCGAAACCTATTGCTTCGAAGTCCAGGCCGAGCAGCGCCGCGCGCGCCACAAGACCCGCATCGTCGCCTACGGCGGCCTCTAACTTTCCCTGGAGAACATCATGGCCGGAAAAGGCGCTACCTTCGAGAACGATTTCCTGAAGTCGATCTTCAACGCGACCGCCATCGCCAACCTGCTCGACAACGCGGCCGCGGCCCCGCTGACGAACCTGTTCGTGGCGCTGCACACGGCCGACCCCACGGACGCCGGCACGCAGAGCTCCAACGAGGCGACGTACACGAGCTACGCCCGCGTCGCCGTGGCCCGCACCACGGGCGGCTGGACCGTCACGGGTAGCTCGGTCTCGCCGGCCGCGGCGATCAGCTTCCCGGCCTGTACGGGTGGCACGAACACGATCACCCACTGGTCGGTCGGCGTGGCCTCCAGCGGTGCCACGAAGATCCTCTACAGTGGCACCGTGACGCCGAACATCTCAGTGTCGTCTGGCGTGACCCCGCAGTTGACGACCGCCACGGCCGTCACCGAAGGCTGATGCTGTGGTCTTCAACGGCCCGCGCACAGCGTTCGGGCGTGGGCGCGCAGAGTCGCTCCCCGCCTGGCGTGCCGGTCTCGCGCTGAATCAGTGGACCGCCATCTCGGGGACCACGGGCGCGGGCGGCGCGCCCGTGGACGAGTTCGGCTGCTTCACGTTGCGGCCGGACACGAGCGAACTGTTCATCGCGCTGGCTGGTGGTCACGGCTACTCCGACAACCGTGTTGTGGGCCTGCGACTGACCGACAACGCGCCGGCGTGGGCGCTCCGTTCACCCGGCGGTGACCCGTCGTCGAGCGTGACGTTCGACGGGGCCTACAACCCCGACGGCAAGCCCGCGTCGCGCCACACGTACAAGCACATCCACTGGTCCGCGGCACGCAACCGAATCGTCGCGCTCGGCGCGCGCTACATCTACGGCGACGGCCCACCGCAATCGCCAACGGTGGACGGCTTCAACCCGGACACGAACTTGTGGGACGCGGCCGGCACGTTCTCGAACGCACCGGCCGGCTGGTATGGCGAAGTGCTGGATGCCTCGGGCGACGGCTGGTCGTTCCTGAGTCCGGCGCTAGGTGCGCGCAAGTGGACCGCTGGGTGCGTCGCCCCTGGTGCCTGGACACGCTCCGTAGCCGGCTCTTCGGCCTGGCTTGGGCGGACGGTGAGGGCGCCAACAACGCGCCCGTGCAGGTGAACGCCGCGATCTTCGATCCGACCACCAACGTGATGACCGCGATCACGTTCAACGCCAGCGCCGCACTGACCCAGTTCGCCGCCGACACGCCGCAGTACGGGGGCATGTGCTACGACCCCGACAACGACAGGTTCCTCTTCTACTGCGGTATCGGGGCGACTGCCGGTCGGGTCTACGTGATCACGCCTAACGGCACCACGACGTGGGATATGAGCATCCTTTCCGCTGGCGGCGCGTCGCTACCAGCGTCCTCGTCGAGCACCCGCGGCCTCAACGGCCGCATCGACTACGTGCCGGCCCTGAAGGGGGTCGTCGTCCTCCCGACCTCAGCGTCCGGCCTCTACTTCTTGAGGACCGCGTAATGGCTCTCGCACTCAACGGCAGCACTGGGTACCTGGTACACGCGGCCAAGATCGCCACCAGCTTCCCGTTCACGATGACGCTCTGGGTCGCCGGCTCAACGGGCGTGAGCAACCAGGTAGCCATCCTCCAGGGCCAGTCCAACGGTGACCGCGCTGCGATGGGGTGGTTCACGGGCTTCGGCGCCAACAAGGAAGCGTACCTGCGCAATCCCGGTACCAACAACGCGGCGCAGAAGTCGACCACACCGCATCTGAGCCCTTCGACGATGCAGCTGATGATGGTGGTCTTCGAGAGCCTCACCAGCCGCAAGGTCTACTTCGGCTCGAACGTCGAGTCGACGAACGGTGCGTCGATGCTCGACGACATCACGAACCACGACCGCGTTGTCATCGGTGCGTACTGGATCAACAACGCCGGCGCCCCCTCCATCTGGCTCACCGGCAGTGTCGCCGAGGCGCACTTCTATAGCCGGGCACTGGACGACAGCGACTACGACGCGCTGGTCGCAGGCGCGCTGGGAGAAACGCGCGCCAACCACATTGACGGCTTCCCGATGCGCGACACCACCGACCTCACGAGCCTGGGGGGCAGCCGGTCTCTCAGCTTGGTCGGCGGCGTGACGAACAGCGGTATCGCCCACCCCGTTACGCGCACAGGCGGAGGCTCTTCGGCCAAGGCCGGCCTGCGCTACTTCTATCAGCGAGGAAACCGAAATGTTTAAGAACGTCGCGTCCCAGAAGATCGCGCTGCTCGCGCTCGACCGTGCCACCGGCGGCCCCAAGACCGGCGACGCCGCAAACCTCACCGCCTACGTTTCCAAGGACCATGGCTCTGCAACTGTGCTGGGCGATACATCGGCGACCGAAGTCAGCTCGACGAACGCCCCCGGCTGGTACCTGTTCGACCTGACCCAGGCCGAGACCGCGGCCGATTCACTGCTCTTCACAGGCAAGTCGACGACCTCTGGCATCGACGTCGTCGGCGCCGCGGTCTACACCCGTCCGCCGAACTTCCCCGCCCTCGGCATCGACAGCACGGGTAGCGTGGCGATCCAGGCCCGCCTCAAGAAGAACGTTGCGCTGAGCAACTTCCACTTCGTGATGACCGACAGCACGACGCACAACCCCGCGACGGGCAAGACGGTCACGGCCACGCGGTTGATCGACAACGGCTCGTTTGGTGCGGGCACGCTGGGCGCCGTGACAGAAGTCGCCAACGGGGTCTACCGCCTGGATCTCCCGGCAGCTGACCTGAACGGCAACGTCGTGACGCTGCGCCTCACGGCCAGCGGCTGCGACGACCTCGACATCTCGCTGCTGATGGAGCCCTGAGCGTGTTCTTCGTTCGCCACTCCCGGGGCGCGGCGGTCGTCTGGCGCCAAGGTGCCGACGAAC